GTTAGAAAAATCTACTAATTTCATATTAGAAAATTATACTTTAACAAATCCAAATGTTTTCATTTTAGAAAGTAAAATGAAACCGGATGAAGCATTTATTACTTTTAATGTGGAGAAAGGTTCATCTGCGATTGATTCCGAATGGAAAACAATCTTAGTTCATAGAAAAAAACAATCAAACACAATATACACTATTAACGCTCTTAACGAAGTAGTTAAATCAAAAACAGGTGGTATGTTAGATAATTCATATATGATTGAATGGGATGAATTTAGAAATTGCATAATTACCACATCTCCTACCGGATATAAAAAAATTCCTACAAAAGTTTTCAAAAGTTTTAATACAAATATAAATGAAAGTACTTACTAATATACTTAAAACTATATTAAAAGAAGAAGATATCGTCAAAAACAAAAAGACGGGAAATGTATATGTTGTAAAACAAATGGACCCGGCTAAACACGATAAACCTACGCCAGCCGAAGTTGATAAAGCAAAGTCATCAAATGGTGGTCAAATACCAAAAGGCGAACAGCCATCAAAACCCAATCCACAACAACCTCAACAACAAAAGCCACAAGGACAAAAACTTGGTGGCAATGATTTTAAAGCATCAGCAGAAAAACCACAAAATAAATCGGATATTCCAATGTTGAAGGATTTAATGCCAAACGCAACATTTGATAGAAAGCCGTTATCCGCAGTAACTCCAATTGAAAGACAACAAATTTCTACTATTGTAGATAAGTTGGCAGAGTTGGGTAAGCAAGCAAAAGAGAAAGGTGAAAAAGCCCCTAACTTTAATCTATGCCAGGTAAGCGTTCCAGGTACTAACTTATATTGCGATGGTAACAAAGGAATTGAAAGAGCAGATATGCCTCAATTCAAAGGAACACCCCAACCCGGTTCACCTGCGGATAAACTTCCAAAGGATGAAAACGGAGAAGCTGATACTGAAGAATTCTTCAAACAAATGTTGAATAAGCAAGGTATTAAAGTTTCAGAACCAACTGCAGTTCCACCAGACCGCTTAAAAGCAACACAAAGTGAGCTTGTAGGTGTTAAAGTTGCAGGAATGAGTAAAGTATTAGATGACCCGAATCATCCTGCATATAAAAATATTACCGCACCTATATATGTATCCAACGATGGATATGTATTAGATGGACATCATAGATGGGCAGCAGTTGTTGCACATAACGCATCAAACCCCGATAACCAAATTCCAATGAATGTTAGAGTTATTGATGAACCAATTGAACCATTGGTAAAACGTTCAAACGCATTCGCAGAGCAAATGGGTATTAGAGCTAAAGCAGCTGATACCGGTGCAGCAGGTGGTGCAAATCCATCTACTCAAAAAAAGTAAAATCTAATAAAATAATTTGGAATTCTAATTAATTTTTCATATATTTGTAATATGAAAAAAAATAGATTCAAACCTATCGAAATTAATGCCAATGACCCATCTGATATCTTTGAAACTCATAGATGTGAGATATCAAAAGCTATAATTAATGGAGTTGATTTTGGTGTCCGAAATAATAAAAAGAAAGTTGATTTTGCAAGAGTTATTATTAAAGGAATGATAGTAATTACATTATCAATTGATAGTAAAGAATTTTTGGATTTAATTGATGAAAATATTCAGACATTGGTAGAATATGAAGAATATGAATCATGTGCATTAGGAATAAAACTTAAAAAAAAAATAAATAAATCAAATGAAAAAGTTACTGAAAAAAGCAGAGTTATGGATTGATACCCATTTAGTGTATTTTCTATATAATGGAAATAAGACACAAAGATATTACGATTATTTGGATAAAAAATGGAATTTAAAATAATAAGTTATGAATAAAGAAGAAATGACCGCAATTCAATATTGCGAAGAAACCTACCCAGAAACGTGTGAAGAGTTTAAGAACATTTTAGATGAAATGTATACTACATTTTGTAAGAAACAAAGAAACTACGGACCTGGTAATATTTCAGTAGGTACGGCACTTCAAACTAAAGAAGATGTTAAGTTATCATTGAGTGGATTATGGTTCAGAAAGAATGATAAGATTCAAAGATTGAAACAATTAGTAGTATTAGGTCAGCCCGATGAAGTGGGAGAATCAATCGAAGATACCTATCAAGACCTTGCAGTTTATTCCGTAATTTCACAATTGGTGAATAGAGGAAAATGGGCAAAATAAACTCCTTAAAATATTTGGTAATATCAAAAAATAGTTGTATCTTTGATGTAATAAAAGCCAAAAAGTTTATATTTAGATATAGGAATATATCGATATAAACCTCAACTTTAAAAACAATTTTTTAAAATTTAAAACAAAAAAAGCAATGGACATTTCATTAGCATTAAAGAGATTTAGCTCTTTACAAAACAACACAAAGAAGTCGGATTCAATCTGGAAACCGGCAAACGGAAAATCTCAAATCCGTTTAGTACCTTACAAATTCAATAGGGATAATCCTTTTATCGAATTGTATTTTCACTACAACATTAACAACAAAACTTATTTGAGTCCTATCTCATTTGGTAGACCTGACCCAATCGTAGAGTTTGCAGAAAAACTTAAACGTACAGGTGATACCGATGATTGGAAAGCAGGTAAGAAAATGGAGCCAAAATTAAGAACATTCGCACCTGTTATCGTAAGAGGTAAAGAAAGTGAAGGTGTTAAGTTTTGGGGATTTGGTAAGACGGTTTATCAGGATATCTTAGGATACATTGCTGACCCGGATTACGGAGATATTACTGACCCAACATCCGGTAGAGATATCGTATTGGAAGTGGTATCAGCTGAAGAATCAAACGCAGCTTATCCAACAACTACAATTAGAGTTAAACCGGCTACATCTAAAATTTTAGATGATGCAGCACAGGTTCAACAATTATTGGATTCCCAAAAAGAAATTACTGAATTGTATTCGGAATTATCTTACAATGAATTAAAAGGTGTATTGGAAAATTGGTTAAACCCATCAGCAGGTGCTAATGGTAGCAATGATGAAGTAGTTGAACAATTAGAAGCCCCTAAAGCAAAACCTGCTAAAGCAGCTGAAGTTAAAGAAATTCCAGGTGTAGGAATTGGTTCTTTACCAAATGATTTACCTTGGGAAGATGAAGCTCCTAAAGCAGCTCCTAAACCAAAGGATGATGTAGCATCGGCATTCGATGATTTATTTAACAACTAATTTAAAAAGTTACAATGGCAAAAAGAGAAGAAGATTTAGCAAGTTTACTTGCCGATTCTCTAAACAAACAAAATAAGGATGGTAAGATTGCTTACTTCCTGACAGATGAAGGTGGCGACGCCCCTACAAATGTTAAAGATTGGTTATCTACGGGTAACGCAATGTTGGATGTAGCAATCTCAAACCGACCTTATGGTGGATTGCCAGTAGGACGTATCGCAGAAATAACGGGTTTAGAGCAGAGTGGAAAATCTCTGCTCTCCGCCCATTTATTGGCTGAAACACAACGTAAAGGTGGTGTTGCAGTTTTGATTGATACGGAAACCGCAGTTAGTAGAGAATTTTTAGAAGCAATTGGGGTAGATATCTCAAAACTCCTATATGTTTCGGTAGATACTGTTGAAGGTATCTTTGAAGCATGTGAAACAATTATTGAGCAAGTTCGTAAAGGTGATAAGGATAGATTGGTTACAATCGTAGTCGATTCAGTAGCAGCAGCATCTTCTAAAAAAGAGATGGAAGCTGATTATGATAAAGATGGTTACGCAACTGATAAGGCAATTATCATTTCAAAAGCAATGAGAAAGATTACCAATATGATTGGTAGACAATCAATCGCTTTGATATTCACAAATCAATTAAGACAGAAAATGAACGCAATGTTTGGTGACCCTTGGACAACATCGGGTGGTAAAGCATTAGCATTCCATGCTTCAGTTAGATTGAGATTAAAGAATATGGGACAACTTAAAGCCGGTGATAGAATCGTAGGTATTAAAGTTCGTTGCCAGGTTATTAAAAATCGTATGGGGCCACCATTACGACACGCCGATTTCGATATCTTCTTTGATAGAGGTATTGATAATTACGGAGGATGGTTATCAGTAATGAAAGATGGTAAAATTGTAAAACAAGCCGGTGCTTGGTATGAATATATCGATACCGATAGTGGTGAAGTTATGAAATTCCAATCTAAGGATTTTCCTAAGATGTTGGAAAATTTAGAACTAAAAGACCAAATTTATCGCAGGATTTGCGAATCAACAATTTTACAATACAAAACAGCATCATCGGATGAAGTTGAAATAACAACGGACGAAGGAAATGAGTCAGATTAACAAAAAGTATTTAGATATACTAAAACAAATAGATGAGGAACATAAAGGATTTGGAGATTTGCATCGCAATTCAAAAACCTTAGTTATTGATGGTCTTAATACCTTCATTCGTTCCTGGTCAACCGCACCAAATCTTAATGAAAATGGTGACCATATTGGAGGAATAGTCGGTACTTTAAAAAGTATCGGCTACGCCATCCGTACATTAAACCCTACAAGAGTAGTCGTAGTATTCGATGGTAAAGGGGGTTCTCAAAGCAGAAAGGACATATATTCGGGTTACAAATCGGAAAGAGGTAAGAACAAAATCAAAATGAGATTGAATCGTGCCGCTTCGGTTGAAATGAATCCTGAAGAAGAAAGTGAATCTATGAAACGCCAAATGGTTGGATTAGGTGAACTACTTTCAGTTTTACCCGTTTCTATTATGATTTACGATGGAATTGAAGCTGATGATGTTATGGCATATATTGCTACTCAATTAAAGAAGGAAAATGAAAAGGTTATTATAATGAGTACCGATAAGGACTTCTTACAATTAGTAAACAAAGATGTGAGTGTATATTCACCATCTAAAAAGAAAGTTTACAATATCGATGAAGTTAAAGAAGAATTTGGTATTCATCCACATAACTTTATTAATTTCAGAATGATTGATGGTGATAAATCTGATAATGTAGAAGGTATCGCAGGTTTAGGATTAAAAACAATTATTAAATCATTGCCAATAT